TTTAATAAAAGTGTAGTATCATCATATACATGTTGGGGTTGTATTGAAATATTATAAGTAATACTATTATGAATAATAGATAATTCATTATTAGAAACATCTATAGAGTTATTGTTATAAAATTCAATATTACATTTTTTTAAAATTAATGTCGAAGACTGTCCATCTTTTATTTTTAATATAGATAAATCAATTGGCATATCATTTTGATAACTATAATATTCATTTGTATTTGATATAATAATTTCTTTGCTTATTTTTTTGTGTGCCATAACAAGTTTTATATTAAATTATATATATAATTTTATGATATAAAATTATATATATAATATATAAAATTATTCCAACCATTCCATGCTCAATAAAATATTGGGATTGTCAGTATTAATTCTCTGAGCCGCAAATGTATATATATTAGGCTCACCAGCTATATTACTATCAAAGCTAACAAAATCTTCCAATTTTTGTGCCAATTTATCGAAAGTTATCTTATTAAATAATCCACCGGACCCTATCCATTTTTGATAAACTATATCTATTTTAGTTTGACATATATGTTCACTATCTATAGAATATTCTATAGATGAATCACTTACTACATGCCAATGATTCGAATTGATTCCTAAAAATATGGGATTTTTTATTATAGATAAAACATAACCAGACTCATTTGATTTGGTATTTGATATTATAGAAAATTGTTTTAAAAATGTTCTATTATTATACGCAACCAATCTAATAGAAAATAGTGGAAAATACTCTCTTGTTTTTGCATACATCTGTTTATGGTGGTGATAATCACATCCAGCCTTTGTACAATTACTACTATCAAATATAACACTAATACTATCTACATATCCTGTATGACTTGGATGTCTGCATCTATTACTCAATGGATGATCACAATTTCCATGAATATGAATGGGTCTAGTATGTGGTGTATGATATCCAGTTGGTGTAATGTGGTTATTTTTGTGATGGCTAGAATGTTTTTTACCTTTATGATTACCATTATTTTTACTTTTATGTTTGCTACCACCCTCATGTGTATGTGTTCTAATCTGGATATACCCTCTAGAAATTAATTTATTTAATGAATAAAATTTACCCCTACTTTGTGATATTAGATTTAATGAAGAAAAATTAGTATCATTACTATAAAATTTATTTGAAATATATACTTGGGATGATTGATGTTTCATTATACCAATATTTTCTTGAGTTCCGGTTTTAATTATTTCATATCTAATAGGAAGGTTTCCACTTGGTATTATATATTCTTGATTTTCAATATAATTAAAATAATGCACTAATATTAGACCGCTACCAGTATTTACGTAAAAATGAACATCTCCTTTATATGCAAATTCTATATTATATATATATGTATTTGACCAAGAAATATCTATAAGTTGATTATTATTAAATTCTGTCTGTGGTATTAATATATCAATACCATTATCAATTGTACCATTTCTAACTCCTATATTTAAGACATTATCTATTAATGCAAAGAAATAACCTTTACCACCATAATCATGGTTAGCCGTTTTATCGTTATGATCATCAAATACACCAATTCTTGATATATAACCAGTTGAATCCTCTAATGTATTTAGATTACATTGTAAAGAACAGGTTTTTATTTTAGAGTGCGGAGTAGGAAAATATTCTTCTGTTTGTCTTGATATTCTATCATTTTGTTGTGATACTTTAAGTTCCACACAATCTCCTTTTATTAAAGTAGAAATTGGTGGGTCATTTACGTCAATTATATAATCATATATAATCTCTCCTTCAAATAACTCATTTTTATTTACTGTGTAATTATAATTATATAAAATTATATTATCATTTCTTGACATTTTATTATATTATATTTAATATAATATGTCAGATATAGATAATAAATATAGAATTAAATATAAAATAGGTAGCGGCGGATTTGGTAAAATATTTTTGGGATATGATATAGAAACAGACAAAGAAGTTGCTATAAAAACTGAATTTATAAAGAGTTGTTGTAGTACTGGGTATTTAGAATATGAATATAATATTTATAAATTATTAGGAAAATATAAACATATCTCAAATGTTTTTTTATATACCAAACAAGCCAATAATAATATATTAGTATTAGATTTACATGGACCATCATTGGGTAGTATATTTAGGTATCATAATAAACATTTTTCAATAGATACATTGAATACAATATCATTACAGATGGTAGATGTTTTAGAATATATACACTCTAAAAATATTATACATAGAGATTTAAAACCTGAAAATTTTGTAATAAGTTTTAGACCAGATAAGATAGAATGTGTATTAATTGATTTTGGGTTAGCCAAAGTATATTATGAAAATAAAGAACATATAAAATATGAAAGTATTAATAAATTTATAGGAACATATATATATTGTAGTATTAGCGCTCATAATAATATGTCCCAAAGTAGAAAAGATGATTTGGAATCAATTTGTTATATTTTAATATACCTATTTACTGGGGCTCTCCCTTGGTATAATTTAAAAACAAATAATAAGAAAGATAGATTAAAAAAAATTAAAGAAATGAAAGAAACTATAGATATTGATATTTTATGTAAATTATGCCCGCAAAGAATTAAAGAATTTGTTATATATTGTAAAAATTTAAAATTTGAGGAAGAGCCTAATTATTGTTATCTAAGGGAATTATTAAATAAATAAATATTATTTAACAAAAAAATATAAATAGATAAATATATAAATTATATTATGAATAATTTTAGACAAGAAATATTTAATCTTAACAATAAACCATATGTTTATTCTAAAGAAAATGACATTACTGAAAATAGTAGCTTGAATCTAAAAAAGATGATGGGCTCTAAAGAAAATATTAATTTATTAACATCAATGATGATTAATGAATTGGACCTGGATTCAAATTTAACTACGGATAGTATAAGACTAAAAGTAAAAGAATATATAAATAGTTGGATTAATTTAGGAAAATTCGATGATAAAAATATATCAAGAAAAATGATTAAAGATGACTTGACTACAACATTAGATTATATTAATCAAATGTTTATAGAAACATTTAAGGAAAGTTTTTCACCAGTAAAAAACTTTTACACAGAAGATATTAACCCATTTAGAGTAGCAAAACAAGGAAAGATGCACAAGGATATGTATGTAGATGATATACGTTCTCTGGACGTCCAAAGTAAGCAAACTGCTTTTAATATACATGACCAATGTTTAATTAGAGATAATAGTATTAAATACTATAATAAACTAAGCCGTGGTCGCAATTACGAAAGAAAAGAAACTGATGGGTTAAATTCATCTGGTTATGATAAGGAGAATATAGTATATAAAAGATATGGGGAAGAATCATTTAAAGAATTGACTAAATATGATGAACATCCATCTGAATTTAAACACCTACCATGGTCGGAAACTCAATATGAATAAAAAAATAAATATATTAAACTATATAATGTAGGCTATGTGTAAATCCATTAATTTCTTTTTTCATTCTTATATCATCCATAAAATCATTTATTAGTAGATATGGTGAGTACTTTTTTTCGATATTATCATTTTTCTGTCTTTTTTTACTGTTATATTCAGTAAAACTATTTTTTCTTTTATTAGTAATTCCAATACCATTAAATCCAGTAGTAATATTTTCAATACCATTAAATTTTTGTCTTTTATCACAAATATAATCAACATTTTCATTCTTTCTTTTATTATTTTCAATATAATTAAAATTTTCATTATTATTATTTTTTTGTCGTTTATTATTATTCATTAATGTATAAGACATATTAGATTATAGAAGTATGTAATATTATAGAATGTATATAATATATGTAATATATGAATCAATTTTTTTATATAATATATACTGTTTTAATCTCTATAATCTAATACTAATAAAAATAAAATTATTTAAATTCTATAATATATATTCAAAAATTTTTTATTTTTTTTAATTTACTTCAATTTTAAATTTGAATTAAAAACTAATCATAAATATAATAAATATAATGGATTCTTACTTTAATACCGAGTTAAAAAAAATAATATCTAAATTTCAAAAATTTAATGATGCTGAATTGGAATTTCATTTTCAATTTAAGAATATAGAAAAAATTGTATTTGAAAAAATATTTAATAATTTAAATAAAAATTATAGTTTTTATTCAATTACACTAGAAGTTAATATATTATATGAAAATTTAGAAGATAGATATAGTACATTTAGAGTTACGAAACAGTTTAAGAATGGTGTTAATTTAAATGACGATATAATAATACTAAAGAAAACATTAAATAAGCCATTAAATTTTAAGACAGATGTTGATAATATTTTAGGAATTTCATTACATTTAAAGGATGAGCGGTCAAAATATAAATTACCACCATCTTCTAAAATATCTATGATTAATATTAAATTGAGGGTATCATTTTCTATAAAAGAATTACCAAATTGGAGATATGATTTAGATTTATTAAAGACAGTTCGGATTGAAGATAATAATTTAAAGGAATATAAAAATAAAATTTTGTTTCCAATAACTATTGATAATTATTTGAATAAATTACCATATAATTTTATCGACAAATTATCACTCGAAATAGAATATATTGGAGACAAAGATAAATTATCTACTGATAATATCAATGACCCAATTAATTATCTATATAATATTATTACTCCAAATTATAAAAATAAAGTAGAATATCAAAATTATATTTATAAGATAGCAACGCTTATTATAAAAAATAAGTATTTACTCAACCAATTTAAGACCAAGTCTGGTTTTAAGAGATTAAGTAATAATGTTGTAGAATTGAATTATGTATTATATTATGACCAAATTATACCAAATATTACAAATTATTATTTAACAGATAAGATTGACGGACAGCGTGGTATGTTATATATTACCAAAAAAGGTGATAAAATGGAAGTTAAGATTGTTTCTGATAAATTATATAGTGTTCAAGATAATACATTATTTCAAGATTTGAATGAAATTGATGAAACTACTATTTTAGATATTGAATTTATTTATAATGGTGAAAAGGATAGTATATTAGAGTTAAAACATTTAGATATTTATGTATTTGATATTATCTTATTTAATAATACAAATTTAGCATATGAACCATTCGAAAAAAGATTTGAATTATTTGGTGATGTTAGTAAGTTTCTGACTAAAAATAATTTAGGTATGATAAAATCATTTATTAAATTAACTAAAAATTATAAAAAAGAAATAAAGGATTTTTATACTAAATCATTAAAACAGAAATATGAGACAGATGGTTTAATATTCACACCATCATCTAATATAAAAAATGATAAGAATAGTATTAACCAGACATATTCAGATATGTTAGGATATAAATGGAAGCCGGAAGATAAAATCACAATAGATTTTTACATAGCCAAATCATTAGATAAGAATAAGAACGACTATATTTTATGTAGTGGTATAAATAAAAAAGACTATGAAAAATTACAAATACAATTAATTAGTAATTATTATAAAATAATTCCTAAAAAATATCACAATAATCAATACTTTCCTATAGCATTTACTCCAAGTAATAGTCCATTAATATATAAATATGTATATGATGGTAAAGATAATTTGACTGGAAAGGTTGGAGAATTTTTATATGATACCAAAAATAATAAATGGAATTTAATTAAAATAAGAACTGATAGGGATATAGAAGTTGAACGTGGTGAATATTTTGGAAATGCATTTAAGTATGCTGAATTAAACTGGCACAACATTCAAAACCCACTATCAATAAATGATTTGGTGTCAGATAAATCAAACGATTACTTCTTTTCAAAAAGTGGTGATCAATACAAACCTCAACGAAATTTTAATTCATTCGTAAAGACGAAAATTTTAGAAGCTATAGTTGATGATAAATTGATTGATAGAAATAATAAAAATTGGATCATAGATTTGGCATCTGGGAAAGGACAAGATTTAGCAAGAATAACTGATTTAGGTTTTAAAAATGGTATCTTTGTAGATAATGATTCTAATGCTTTATTTAATTTAATTGAGCGAAAACATAATTTAAAATTAAGAACAAAAAATAAAATGAATATATATGTAAAAAATATAGACCTATCCATAGCATTTACAAAAATTATTAAACAATTTGAAGATATACCATTTAGTAGTGCTGATGTAATTGTCTGTAATTTTGCAATACATTATTTAACAAATATTGATAAGAATATTAAAAATTTATTGACACTTGTATATAAACTATTAAGAGATAATGGAAGATTTTTATTTACTTGTTTCAATGGTGAAAGGGTGTTTAAATTATTAGAAGATACATCACAATGGAATGTTAAAGAAAATAACATTCTTAAATATTCTATTAAGAAAAAATATAAATCTAATTTATTATCAAGTGTAGGGCAGCAAATTAGTGTCCTACTACCATTTTCAAATAATGAATACTATGATGAGTATTTAGTAAATTTAGAATATATATTTAATACGGCAGAAAAAGTTGGATTATTATTAGAAATGTCGAATTCATTTGAGACTATGTTAGATAAATTTAGTGATGACAATAAAGAAATTTATAATAAATTGACTGATAATGATAAAGAATTCGTATCACTATATCAATATAATATTCTTAAAAAAACTAAAACTAAGAAGAATAATAATTTAGTAGAAGTTTTACAATTAAATAAAAATGAAATTCAAGGAAAGTCAGAATCAAATATTATGCTTCCTATTACATTTATAAATAATTGTGAAGAGACACAAAATGTTGTATTTATAATACCAGTTCAAGAAACTGAAGAAAATACACAGGAAAAAAAATTAAGTTATGTAATTAACAATATTCATAAATATATGAAAGATAGTCTAATAGAGTATAAAATATATATAATAGAACAATTACACGGAGTTGAATATAATTTAAATATGATGTATAATATAGGATTTGAATTATTACAAGATAAAAATATAGAATCTATATGCTTTATAGACTTGAATTCTACATATATAAATAATAATTTACAATATTTTACTAAATCTTGTAATAATCCAATTTTATTAGATAGAGATTGGGTATTTCAGAAAAATAAATTTAGCTTGATAAATGGATTTAGTAATAAAGATGATGATATTGCTAATAGATTAAATTATTATAAAATTCCAATAATTACAAATAATATTAATATCATAATAAATAAAGAAGTTAATTATGATGATATATTTAAGTTAGATGGATTAAATAGTTTAGATTATAATATACTTGAAAAAATAGAAAAAAATAATATTACGAGATTTATAATTGATATAAATATTAACTGATATACTTATTTATTAATGATATTTAATTATTAAAACTATCATAAAATGGATTATTTGTATCTATATCATCTGTATTTTTTTTTATTTGAGAGCAGTAATCCCATAGAGATTGGCTACCAAATTTAAAGTCATCATACATATTTGCCATTATATATTGAATTGAATAATTTGAATTGTGTTTAAAATAGCATAATTTTTTAAAGTTATTACAATTTTCTTTAGATTTGAATATTTCATCTATATATGATGAATATTTTTTGAAATCTTGTTTGGAGATTCCATTTTTTTTATTTTCAAAGAAACTTAATGCACATTGTTTCGTTGTAAATATACTCGTAAAGGCATTGCTTCTTAAATCTGGTGGTAAAATTGTATCACTTTGAAAGCTCATAATAGTTGTAACGTAAAAATGTCTCCCATTGAAGAATAATTCATTTACACCAGTTAATTTTCCCCAATTCTTAAAACTAGCAGCACAGTCATCAAATATTAATAATAAATTAGGATTATAATCCAGATATTTAATAATTTGTTTATCTTCTTTATTAATTATATGTGCTTTATCATTTGATTCTAATACCTTTTTATTTTTTCTAATTGTATATTTAAAAAATTCTCTTATAGATTTTTGATGCTCTTCATTTAATTTATTTTGCTGACTCTTCTTATCTATAATATGTTTTACCCTTTTATCAATATTATTTTTTGTATCTTCAAATAAATTATTCATCTTTTTATAAATTGCTAATTCATCACGACTGGCACATTTATTAAATAAATTACATAAAGGATTTATTTTTTGGACCTTATCATAAACCTGCCTTGCCATAGCTTGTTTTTCATAAATCATCTGGAATAAATTTTCATCTATTTCATCATAAATGACTTGTTTTGGAACAAAACTTGAATATGCATTATTTAATTTATTTGTTGGATTTATAACAATTACTTGTGGTATTTCATCTTTTAATAAATGTAGAATATGTTTTATTAATACTGTTTTACCAGAACCACTACTACCATATAAAATTAATGATTTGTGTAAAAATATATTAGCAGAATTTTCTACCAATGGTATAACGTCTTTATCTACATATAAGTTTGTTTCCAAATTGTCCATATCTTTCTATATATTTACTTTATGAAAATTAAATTCAATATATAAAAAAATAAATTATTAGAATAACAAATAATTATTCATCGAAAAACTTATTAATATCCAAATTATCTATACTATCATTATATGTATTTCTTTCTACATTATCTATATTACTGGTTGAACCTTCTGCAATATTTGCAAAATAGGATTCCATACCACCACCAACACTTTTTGTAAAACATTTTTTAATTATATTATTGTGTGAAAATATCAAAGCAGTTGTTATTAATATACTAAATATGATACCAGTAAATATAGAACTATTAAAATGTAAAATTATAGTTATAATTAATACAATAACTATGGAAAGTAATACTGGATTAGATATAATTTTAGATATTAAATTATTTTCTATTGATTTTCTTGCTGTTGTTAATAGACCATTCATTGATAGAGTCCTTACCATTTTTAAATTATTATTAAAAAATTAATTTATTTTTAATATATTTATAATAATATTTTTTTTATGTAAATTGAACAAAACTATCAAATCCATCGTCATCAATATTTAATTCGGCTAATATATTATTTTGTTTCTCATCTATTTCACTTTTAATTAACTCAGAACCTATATCTATTGTATCTGAACCATCTGATTCTATTGAATTATTGAAGTCTGGATGTTCGGCGTTAGATTCAGATGAATTATTAGATATAACAGTACTATTCGAATGCAAATCTTCATCATCAGAAATATGGATGATATCATTTTTTGGTTCTGAACTAATTGTATTTCTGATATTAATATCACCATAACCTTGTCCATGTAGTTCTTGTGTGTTGTTATTCATTGGTATATTTTGCAACTGTAAATGATTATTTATATTTCTACTTTCATCTATAACATTAATATGATTATTTGTTCGTTGTAATTTATGAGATTGAATATTTTTATTGATGTTATTATTAATTGATTTTGTTGGTGATTGGATTTCAACAACTGGTCGAGATTCAACAACTGGTCTATTATTATATTGTCTTGTATTTTCTAAATTATTTTGAATCGATTTCTTCAAATTATCTAATTCAGACTGTAGTTGTTTATTTTTTTCTATAACCTGTAGTCCTAATTTTCTAAATTTAGCAATTTCACCTACTAATAAACCATTATCTTTTTTCAATTCTACATTACTTTCTGTTAATTTTTTTAATTGTTTCTGAATGGTATTATATAATTCAGTAGGTATTGTATGATTTCGTTTATCTGGATTAATAAATCTGGAATACATTTTATCTTTTTCTAATAACATTATCTCTAAATAAATATTTTGTAATATATTTATATTAGCTTGCTCAAAATGGTTATCAATAATTGGGGCCATTTGATTTTTTAGTATTTTTTCTGTAAATATTTTTAGACAATCGGTGATTATTGAATTTAATATATTATATTTTTGAGTTTCTTTAATATTTTCAAATAAATGAGATGGTACAAACTCATTTACTATAAAATCTATACATTCTTTATATGTCATAGATACAAATTTAGTAGTAGATATAAAATATTTGTGAATGCCTAAAATAGTTTTCCTAAAGAAATCTTTATTTTGAGTGAATTGTATGTAATTATATAAAACACTTTGATAAGCCTGTGTCAGAGAATTATACTTTCCATCATTTCTGAGTTGCTCTGCCTTTAAATATAATTCATTGTAATAAATACCAACAAAATATGACCCAATTATATCAAATTTGGTAATCGTTGATTTTTCATACTTAGTATATAACGATGACATTTTATTTCTGTTGGATATTATCATTAATTTAAATAATATTTAAATAATATTTGAAATTATTTGAAAAATTTATTATATAAATTTAAATAATATAAATTATTATATATATTTGTATAAATAAAAAATATGACACAAAGAGATATAACCATTACAACTAAAAAAAATCAGATAACATCAGTCGAAAGAGATATTATTTATGAAGAAATTAGAAATAAATATAATATCGATAGACAACATATAGAAAATTTTAAGGTTGGTGATGATATATTACAACAGGTGGAAAATAGATTAAATATTACATCATCTATAGATAGTATTATTCTAAAGTCTATATTAAAATATACATATCCAATTATTAATCACTGGCCGTCAAATAATGATAAAGATAGTGATAATACAAATATTAATAATGTATTAAGTACTATATTAGACTATGAAACATATGGTTTGTATTATAATTCTAATATTAAAAATAGAAATATTAAATTAATTAAAATCCCAACTCATACTAAGATATCAGTTGTTGGTTTAGTATTTCCATTCTTCGCGAAGGATTATTATTCTATATTTAAGTGGTTTTTACGAGATAATAATGAATTATATTATAATAGTTCTGAATTTAAATGTAAAGAAAATATATTTAAATTAAATTACATATTACTTGGTAATCTAATAAATGAAAATATTAATAACGAGTTATTACAAGAAGAACCTAATAATTTAATTAAATTAGGTGATGTATTTACTAGTAATAAAAATCCTAAATATAATAAATTAATATCAAAATCATATTTATTTAACTCGGCATATACTGATACATTATTATATAATTTAGTAGATATGATTAAATATTATTTAATTTTTTATGATAAACATTTACTTAATTTAATTAATCAACATATATATAAATCAAACTATCCGATAGATTCTAATAATTATTTTAATCTAAATGAATATTATTATAAGCTTCCTAAATTAACAATAGATGATGATGAATTAGTATTATATAATAATTCTATAGATAATATTAATACTATATCTAATCACTATAAATTTAATATTTTATATACATTTGATAAATTAAATTTATGGTTATTATACGAGTATATATATCTCTATGGATTTAACAATATTGTGGTAAAAAAACTTGTATCAGATATAAAATTAAAAAATAAAATAAATGAACAGGATAAAGTTAATATTGGTAAAATTAATAATAATAAGATAGTAAATATCATATATGAAAGATTGACAGAAAAGAAATTTCCAAATCTATTTAATGAAAACCATAAAGATAATATCTTTACTTCTTCTAATTTATTTAATATAATGAAATTACCAAAAAAGTATAAAGATATCATATTAATAGAATATAAAAAACAAGAAGAATTTTTAAAATCTTATAATAATAATGATTGTCCACATATAAAGATTTTAAATAAATTCAGATATATCAAAAATATTCAAGAAAAGAATTATTATTTTAAATTATTAAAAGATTTTGTAAATACTAAAGATTCAAGTGATAATTCTTATTATACTTGTTATAATTGTAATTTTGATATCATATGCCCACACTCATACGAAACACAACTTGAATTATTAAAAATAGATAACGAACAATTATCTGAAAAATTAAATAATAATTATAACATTAACCAAAAAATTGTTGAAAAATATATGTCTAATGTCCCAATAGATTTTATCTATTTTTGTAAAATATGTTCTGAACAAATAGGAAAATCATTTTATTTAGAACAACCAACAGAATTTCAGGATAATGTAAGAATGAATATAGGGCAAGATGAGGATGAACTTAGAACATCAATTATAACATCTACCTATCATATTGTATTAAAATATTTAAATTTTAATATTCTTACAATTAATAAGAAGAAGTTGATTTTTAATATTATTGATATAATACACCCATATATAGCCGATTTAGAAATACAACTATCCAAAAATAAATCTATTGATTCTAAATTTAAAGAAAATACAATTAAATTAAATATAATAATTTATAT